TTGTCCAAATTCTTCAAGGCCATAGAAGTTTTTAACAGGACTTGTGCCTACACAAATATCTGTTACTTGTAATGGGCCAAATCCCCAAATTAACAGCATATTGATTAAACTAGTATCTGTTAAAGTGTCAATATACGTGGTAGCACCTAGTACACCTGTTACACGCATTTTGCCAAGTACAACAGGTATTGCGCCAAAAGGATTGGCTTGATTACTAGCACCATTAAACAAATTTAGCGAGGCTGCACTACCAGGGTCTGGATTTTGGCCAGGCATACGCACAGGTGCAATAGCATTAACTAATGCCATACCTGCCATATTTAAAGCAGCTGTTGTTGCTGCTAACGTTGCTGTTTGTGCAAATGTTGCAGTACCTGCTTTTACAGCAGCTGCTGCTTCTGGAGCAAGCTGCGGTGCTATTAAACTTACTGCTACTACTACTGCAATCGTCAGTAATAATCTGGTAGCATTACGACCTTGTGCAACTGATTTATAAGCAATAGTCTGATTTGCTTCTAGTACAGTAGTTGCCCATTTATCTTTAGGGATTACTTGACCATCTACTAGAATAGCTAACTGTGATGCAAAACGCTCACTAACAGAGTATTTGGTGTTAACAAAACTAGCAAAGTCTTGAACAGTAGTACCTGCTACAGTCCAGTCGTAAACAACTTGAGTTTTTAGTGGGTGGGGTGTACCAGCTACAAATACTTGAGCCTGTTTGCTATATGTATAGAATCCTTGGAAACGCTTTGACCACTGTGAACTGTACAGTGATTCAATAACACTGTCACGACCTTCACGTGCATGCAAAAACTTATTGTCGCCAACATAAACGCCAATGTGAGCAGGCTCACCGTAAATATTAAAAAGGCATAAGTCACCAGGTACAGCTTGTGTAACCAGCAACCAATTATCGCGATGTGTGTTAATAGCAGTAACAACTTCTGGGTCATTAGCCGTAGAGTACAGCTCACTATAACTTGGTAATTCAATACCAAGTTCATCACGATAAAATAAGCAAGCTAAACCCCAGCAGTCTACTCCAGACTCAGTACGTCCATTATTAGCATACGGTAATCCTATATATTTGTTGTAATCCATTAGAATAACCCCGGAAAATAGCTTGGAATAAAATTATAGCACGGAAACGGCTCACGTGCTAAATTAATCATTGTTAAATCAAAATTAATTGAATCTGCGTTATATGTTGCTGAGGTAATATAAAATCCAGGAAATATAGCTTCTACTGTGTTGGGTGAGCCGCTAAGTACAAGTTCGAGCTGAACTTTTGTTGGTTTTGTAAGTTCTGTGCGTATAAGTTCAATAGCTTCACGAGTAACATATTGTAAAGTTAATCTACACGTACCCACACCAGTATCTTGCTCAGCAGGCAAACTTACTTCCATAGGCAAGAATACATAGTTTTGACCTCGACTAGGCACACCATATATGACTTCTTCGTCTGTGGTCAGCGAGGTTATACGCTGTGTATAATTATCAGCAAAACGAAATACTACCTGTGTTTCGTTAGCGGGATTATATATAGTTAGTAACATTATTAATGTTTCGTCACTTTCGGACGAAAACATTGCACGAATTGCTTCGGGGCTTAGTCTACTTAGTCTGCTCATGGTAATATTTCAAATTTTAAACTAGCTTGCCAATATCCCGGCGCTAAATACTGAAGGCGAAATAATTCGCCTTCTGATTGCGGAACAATACGTACCTCAACTGTTGTGTAAAGTCGTGGATGTTGAAAATTAAAACGTTTAACGCCTTCAAGATCATTGAACACAAATGTTTCTAGTGTTTGGGTTTGGGCTGTGGTTAGTATAAAACTAAGATCCATAGTGCTTGGACGTTGTGAACGTCTGCGTTGTTTAGCAGGTCCTGCATCCATTGGTGAACGTATAATGTTTACACCAATGCTTTCCGAAAACCCCTTTTGGGGGCTTTGCGGAAAGCTATTAGCTGTTGGCCATGATAGTATTGCCATATTTTATCTCCTTGCTAGTGCAGGTCGTGTACCATATGTACTAGAAAATGCTGTTTGTGCTGCACTGCCTGTGCGGGTTACTTCTTGTGCGACCATTTCGCCAACAGTAACTTCAATACGACGGTTACCTCGTGAGTCAACAGTTTCTTTGGTAGTTGCTTTTTCGCTGCCGTAGTTGTTAACAACTACATCAACGTTTGAGCCACCACCTGATCTAACTCCAAGATTACCGTTGCTATCGCGCTTTAGGGGCATAATAGCTTCTGGTCCTGCTTCGCCCATAAGGCCCGTGCCTTTGGCAAATTTAAAGTAAGTTGGTTGGTCTACTACAGAGTTTGTAAACATTCCACCTTTAGCAAACGTTCTTAATCCAGCATCGTATGCTCCGCCTTTAGCCATTCCTGTGTATCCTCTAGCCGCTGCTTGTGTTACATCTAAAGTGCCGCCACCACTAATTGTTCCAGGAAACAGTGCTGACATAAATAAGTTAGCCAAACCACCAGCACCACCCATACCGCGAAACAACATCATCTGTTGCTGCTGTATTTCATAGCGTAACAAGCCTTCAAGAAAACTGCTAATCATGTCTTTGAAACTTAATTTACCAGTTTTAGTAAAGTTAACAATAGCGTCTTCCATACCCTTAAAAGCTTGTTTAAATAAATCAGTGTATGCAAGTTGCCTATTTGTCATGTCTGCCATTGCTTGCGCATTATCAATCTGTGCTTGTGTTACTAATAAAATTGCGGATTTTTGCGCACCGAGATTTTCTAATAGTCGTGCACGTGCTGATTCATCTTCTGTCTTTTTTGCTCCTACATAGAAACCGCCTGCTGCTTCTTTCTCACGATCTAGTTTTTCAACTTCTTGATTGTATGCCCGCTCAGCTGCAGTCATTTGCTTTATTTGCTCTAGTTTTGCTTCTTCTACTTTTAGTAGGTTTAATTTTGTTCTTAACGACTCGTCATCAAGCATACCTAGTTGATTTTGCAAACTTAAATTGTCTTGGGCTATTTTATTAATAGAAATTTCTTTGTCTAGGGCTGCAGAACTAACAATAAACGCTTGTTCGGCTGTTTTAGCGTCGCGGTCTTTAATCTCTAAAGCCGATGAAATAGCTGTAAGTCTTTTTGCCTCAGCATCTGCCTGATCTCGCACTGCTTTAGTTTGTGTGTTTGATATATCAGCATTTTGTTTGGTATATTCTAAGTTCTTTCGAGATTCTTCTGACTTTAGAAACCCTTGTATCGCCTGTGCTTTTAGTACCGCTAAGTTAGATTTTTCGCCTTCTACTAGGATATCAAGTCTTGATTTTTCTTGTATGAAAATTTCATTACCTGCGTTAAAAGCGGCTTCAGATGTTAACTGTTTTTTAGCCGCAAATGCTGCTTGAGCTTGATCATTCTCTTTCTGTTGATCTCCAAGCTCTTTTAACCTATTGAAACTCTCAGCGTCAAGTTTCTCAAGCTTAGTTTTTAACTCAACCATTTCTTTCTTTTTATCTAATTCTTGCATCTCTTGTTGTACCGCTGCACGTGCTTGAGCTGATCCAACAACTTCTGCTAAACCTCGCAAAGTGCTTGCTGGTGCAACGCCGCCAAGTTGGCCTGTGTCACGACCAACAGATGCAGTTTCGGCGCGTAGTTGGGTAAGACTTTTTCCTCTATTTTCTTTAATACTAGTAATAAGTCTTCTGTCGTCTGCTAAATCCCTGTTTGCAGGATTACGAAGTAATGCATTTTCAAGATCACCGCCTTCTAAGCCTGAAAGACCTCTGTCTCTTAACTTGCCCTCAAAAGCAGATTCCAGCATAGCTAAGCGTAAATTATCAGTAGCTTCTATCAAGCTCATCTGCACTTTTAGTAAGCTTCTATCTATATTAATTGCCTCAAGGTCAATTCTTTGCTGAATTTCTGCTTTTAATACAGGATCTGCTACACCACCTAATGCTGCTTTCTGAAGTTCTAGGCCGGCTTTTGCAGCGGAAGCTACTAAGTTTCTAGTAAAAGTGTCAATATTAGCTAACAAACCTTCTCTCATTGAGTTTGCAAATTTTGCTTGGGCGCTTTGTAAAGAGCTGCCAATACCACTTCTTGTAGTATCTAGTCCCTTATTTGCTTCTTTAAGACGCTTTATTGCATCTGTAGCAGTTTCAAATTCTCTGGCTTCAGTACCTCTAAGACTGTCTCTACGACGGCCTTTATACTTATCTAAAATAGCCTGTTGATCAATTATAGCATTGTTGTATAGTGTCTGTCTAAGCTCTACTTCTGCTAATTCTGTGCTAAGAGTTTTTAACTCACCTGAGGTTGATAAGATATTTTTTGCAGCTTCTAACGGGAATAGCTGTAAAAAATTAATGTCTGTACTAAGTCTAGTTATTTCTGTAAGCTTTTCTGGTAAGTTTGCACCTTCTAATGCATTATTTAACTCTAGAATCTTTTTTGTGCTTTCTTCCGCAAACTTAGTTAGTGGGGTAGCATTTTTAGTAGTATTTATAAGGTCTTGGTAGATCTTTGAGCTTTCTGCTAAACCTTCTCTAAAGGTTTTAAGAGAACCTGCAGAAGCTACTGCTTTTTTGCCTGCGTCTTCTATAACTTTAGCAACAGCACTTCTTAAGGCAGGGCTAGAATTAGCTAAAGCTTTTTCAATTGCGTTTATAGAAGAGTCGGCTGGTAATTCTAGTAGTTTTGCAATTTCTTGTTGTATAGCAGAACCATTAGCGGATAACTTTATAGCACTCTCTAATGAATTACCTATTTGTTTTGCTAATAACTGTTCTGAGCTACGACCTATAATACTTGCTAAAAAGTTAAGTGTACTGTCGGCCCAGTTACGGTTTTTTATTTCTGTTTCAATATCGGTGAAAGCTTTAGACATACTTCCGCCTAAGCTTTCAAGAGCTGTTCCTTTGGCAAATATATTATCCACAGAAATACGCTCTAGCGGATCTAATTTGTTTAAACGCTCTAGTACTCGAAAAGCATTTTCTGAATTTTCTTTTAGTAAATCTAAGGAAGCTGCAAATCTTGCAGCCGCTTCTTCGTTGTTTCGGAATAGTGGAAGTGCGGCAGTTAATACCGATATACCTATACCTACAGGTCCTAGGAATCGGCTTAATCCTGATATAGCGGTACCAATAGTACCCGCTCCTGCAATAACAATTCCAGCAATACCTGTTCGTACTTTTTGAAACTTGCCAGGTAACTTGTCGAGATCTTTCATCATCATACTAATAGCTGGACCAAATCCCAGCTGTGTTTGATTCTGGCTTACATCACTTAATATGTCTAAGCGTGTAGCTCTATCTCTAGCACCTTTGGCAGCACTAGCGCGAAGAAAATCTCCAATTCTTTCAAAAATACTGCCACCGCTGGCTTTACTTAGCGCAGCATCTTGTGCAGCATTTAAAGCCTTCATATCGTTGCGTAAAGCAATAACTACTGCTCGTTCTTTTTGAAGTGCCAATATTTGAGCATTGTTAATATCTAAGCCTTGACGTCTTAGTGAATTTATTTCTTTACTGTATCTGGTTTGCTCTGCTCTTAAAGACTTATCATCAGTTCCAGCACCACCTTTAAGAACACGCTTAGAAAGATCTGTGTCCATTTGTGCCATTTTAGCACGGCTAGCACGATAAGCTTCTTCGGACTTCTTTAGATTGCTTTCTAGTTGTGGTACTTTAAATGCTGCATTTGTACGTTCAACAAAGCCTTCGCCAAAACTTGCGGCAATATCCGAACTAGTTTTGCGAGCAGCATCTGCTGCAGCTTTTAATCCTATTCTCCACTCTCCAATAGCGGGCAGCGCATCTTTTACAATCTTACCGCCAATTAGTGTAATAACACCCACCAACAAAACTGAATTGTTGGCTAATAGTTTAGCAAAGGGGCCTAGTACGTTATTTACAATTTCTAAACCTGCTTGTGCTACGTTCTTTAGTGTAGCTAATAACTTATCATAAGGGTTAGTAGGTATCTCAATTTGTCCAAATTTGCGAGCACCTTCTTCAAGCACAGCATTAGCAAAAGCCTGACGTTTTTCAAAGTCAGTTAGTGCGCTGACTGGTTTACCAATAGCGCGTGCATAATCTTCGGTAGCTTTACCAACTTTAGTAAAGATACCCAATTCGTCCAGCAATTCAGGCTCAAGCTTTGTAATACCACGAGTCAAACGACTAACAGCATCTGACATATTAACGCCTAGTGCCTGGGATGCTTTCTTGGCAACATCACCCAACTTCAAAAACTGTGCTTGCGATAATCCGCTAGACACAGCTTTGGCTGTTGCTTCCATTGACTCACGTAAGCTAATAGCCCCACCGCTGGCTTCTGCAAATCGTTTAGCTAAACCACCCATGGCTACACCGCTGGCAGCACCTAATTGGTTTAAGCCAGCAATCATGCTTGTTGTATTCATGGCCTCGCTAAGTCCGCGAAATGCCGCTTCAGTAGCAAAAAGAGTTGCAGCATAAGTAGCGTATAAACGAACTAATCCACCAAGTTCACGAGATTGCTTAGCAAAGTCACGACCAGCCGCACCTGTTCCTACAGTTCCACGAGATCTATCATAGTTGGTCTGATCAAATGCGGAAGCAGCTGCTTTCGATCCGCCTTTTGTACCCTTCATTAACTCTTGAGTACGCTCAAGAGTTTTATTTAAACGTTTACCAGAGGCATCTACCTGGTCAACCGACTTTGTTGCGTCTTTTAGCTCAAAGCCTACAGTTACTTTTGACATTAAGCCCCCTCCTAGAATGGTTAAGTGGCATATTAAAAAAATTTAGATATTTTTCATTAGGACCATTATAGCACATATGGTCAAAATTGTCAATACATAAAATTTTAAAGCATAAAAAAGCCCACTAAATTACTTAGCGGGCTTTTCAGTTTTTTGTTTAT